AGACATCTTCTGACTGAACTGCTCTCTATTGTATCTTGACTGAAAGGTATCGTCAATCTCGCTCAGCCTATTGTATAATTCTTCTATATCTTCCATTAAGGTACTTGTATTACACTCATTTCTGAAAAGTCTTGGTTATCTAATATGTATTTTGCTATTGCATTATAAGCCCCTTCAGAGTCTCTTCCAATATAAAACTTACCATCATCTCTAGTCGTTCCTTGGTCATATCCAATGTCGTTACCTGTGACAATTTGGTTGTTGGAATCTACTATTGAAACATAGTTCCAACCACCCGTGCTCCCTGTTGCTTTTAATCTGAAGCTAGAAGCCGCGATAGCAGGTATTGCGTTGAACTTATTAACAAAGTCTCCCTGTTCCGTAACGCCTGTGAAGTCGTTGGTCGCTCCGGTCAATGCATTTTTTAAAGAAGCTTCATTATTTTTTACTCTTTCTTGCTCGTCCCCTATACCTGCATCAGCAAAAATACTAGATGCTCCTATATCATTATCAAAATCCCAATACGACCCTACAACTTCATCCCCCGTAAACGCACCTCTCGACCTAGCTGTCTCTATATCTTTTACCTGTGCCAAGCTTGCTCCTGTGCCGGTTAGAAGATTATTAAATTCTGTTCCCCCTTCTCTAATTTCTCCAATAACTACTTCACTACCGTCATCAAGATTTATTCCTCTTATTTCATAATAAGCAGGTGCACTACTCCTTGCATCTGCAGCGTGGTATTTAAAATCAAACGAAGTAAACCTGTCTTGGTTTAGAGCCAATAAAGCATCTTTGACCTCTCTTTGATTTTTAGCTTGGTAAAGCTTCTTCATTTGGTTGGTCTTTGTAATGTCTGTCTTTTGACTAGCAGGAGGTTTTCTTCCACTACTACTTGTTCTTATAGGTTTAGGCGTTTCTACTCTTTGGAAAGTTGCTTCGACTGCTTGCTTAAGAGCACCTGCCGCTTCTTCTTCTTGTTTTGTTGTAAGGTTAGGAACATAAGTCTGTTGCTGTTCGTTCCATTGCATGTCTATATCGTCCATTGAGTAACTTAGGTAGTCAACGAGTATGCTTGCTGCTGCGTTGGGGTTCCCCTCCAATTCAGCATTTACAAAAGCTGAAAGGGTTTCTTCGTATTTAGGCTTCTGCTTTATATCATCAATGGTTAGTAGTTTGCCGTCAGGGTCTACTATCTTAAATGTCTTAGCAAAACTGTCTGATATTTTTTGAGCAGCAGTAAGAACTTCAAATTGGTCTGTTTGCTCATACAGCATGTTGCGTAAGCTAGAAAAGCTAAGACCCTCCTTGGGAACCATCTGCCCATTACCATCATCTACCATCTCAGATAAAGACAGCTCTCCTGTGGCAGGGTTGAATGTTGGTTTGGTATTTCTAAAGGTTGCAAATGTTCCAAGCTTCTCGACTCGCCAAGCTTCAATTTCTGAAGAGTACTTACCTGTTGGCCCTAAACCATCTAACCTCTTTTTAAACAACTCAAACTGCTCATTGTACTCGTCAGCGAAATCAAACATGTTACCTGTGCCTGATGTGGTGTTCTGCCGCATCATGTTGTAATCCTTCAGCTTGATACTTCCGCTTCTTAATAGCCTGTCTTGCATTAAGCGAAGCTCTTGTGCGGAGTCAGCAAATTCTGCCAATATCCTATTAGCTTCAGCATCTGACCCTACAGGTTGATTAGAGAGCTCCTCACCATATTCTTGAGTAGCCTTCTCTATTGCTGCCTTCTTTTCTTCTCTGAGCTGAGTCTCAGTAGCAAGCATGTCTGAAACATCCTTGCCTACCTTAGACCAATCTATCTGATTCTGTACATCCCTTTCTGCGTATCCGTAATAAGTTGCCATCTATTGTTGTATTAATATTGGGGGCGTAAGCTGCTCCTCCCACCAATCGAATGTTATTGGGGTGTTACTGTCTCCTTGCCGAACGTAAGGATTAGTAATCTTGTCATAAGGAAGATTTGGATTTAACAGCGTCTCGGTACGTTCAGTTTTAGTTGCCGCCCAACTATCAGGGTCCCAAGTCTTTTCTTCACCCCACCTCTTTTGTTGTCTTTCGTACCAAGCAGCATCTCTCCGTCCTTTACTTCCGTATAATTCAGGTAGTGCTGCTACTTGAGTGCCTAAGGATGTCACGCCTGCTAATCCTTGCTGCATAGCTTGCTGACTAGCTTCTTGTGCATCTCTTGCTGCTAGCTGTGCTCCTTGAGCCTCAGCTAAATCAAGTGAAGCCTTTTGTCCTGCTAACCTAGCTTCTTCCTGTGCTGTAATTTCTTCTAGCCTCTGCATTTGCTGAGACATGTCTGCTCGTGTAGCTGCGGCTGCTTTCTCCTGAGCCATCTGAATCCTACCAACTCCTGCAGCAGCACCTCTTTGGTCTGCCTCTCGGACTGCCTCGACACCCATAGCACCTTGAACCAACGCCTGCTCTCTAGCCAACTCAAAAGGCTCTTTAGCAATTGATAATCCTTCATAGTAGTTTACATCTAGCTTGGCTCTAGCCTCATCCATAGCTTTCACAGCAGCAGCTTCCGCTTCCTTTTGCTGTCTTCTCTGCTTTCCTGCTTGTATAAATGAACCTGCGGTAGATGCTGCTGTTGATGCTAAACTAACTCCTGTTGCTATTGCTGCGAATATAGACATAGTTGTTTTTATTCAAAGATACTAATTTTACGGATAGCTTTTCATAATCTCTGACTCTACAGCAAATAACTCTGTGGCAGTAGTGTCAGTGTTCTCCACCTCAAACAGACAGTAGTGTCCTAAAACACCATGCGACTCAGCAATTGAGTTCTTTATGTAGAAGCAGTAAGGGTCTGAGATTAGTGGTACTGTACCTAATGTAGCATCCACAACAACCTGATTCACAGAGCCCGGCAAGTCTACATTGATAGCTGTAACCGTACCTAGCAACACAGGCGTGTCGTAAGTTGGTGGTAATGAATAATAGAAAACATCACCAACACTAAGTATACTGCCAATTGATACCAATGGAGATATGGAGAAGTCTACTACGGTTGCTGCTACAGGGCCTGATATAGCTGTACTCTTACCTATACCATTTAAGGAACGTAACGCAAGCTGCTCTGATGCAACATCTGAGTTTCTTACAAAAGCAAACCATGAGGCTTCCTTCTTCTCAAACCAATCTGCCTCTATAAATCCTGAGGTCTGTATATCTGTCTGCATGGTAGCACTCCACGCAGTATCAGACTCTAAGTTGAGCGTCTTGAATAATTTATTCTGCAATGGTATATCGTTGAATACGCTTGTCAGTTTAGATGTATACTGAACACCATAGTAGTTGTTCCTAACTGCGTTTGTATTGTGACGATAAATATTTCCACCATTAAATGTGTAAAAGTAATTGTTCATTCCAATCATCCAATCAGGGACGTATGAGTAGAATGAGGGCCAACCTTCAACCCCTGCGCTGTATGTTAATGTATATTCTGCCATAACTTTATTTTACGGGATGCAAGCTTGAAAGTCTACAACCACTCCGTTTGCTACCTCTATCCAATTACTACCTGTTATCTCAATCCATTGTACGCCTGTCACAGGGAACTGACCGTTAGGGTCTGTGAATATCCAATCATATAATGCAGGAGCTCCCGGCAAACCTGCCCCTACAGGAGCGTTGTAAAAAGTTTCAGGTAGCAAGCCTGTACATTCACCTGCTCCCGGTGGTCCCGGACCACGAAGCCCACCTGAGAAAGGGGTTAGTGCTACAGGACAAGCCACATCTACAGTGAACTGAGATGTTGCACATGGGCTAATTAGCGTTAAGTCTAAGTTAGATGGAGTAGGATTTATCTTTGGTATTACCATAACACAACCCAATGGGTCTCCTGCTGATAAAGATTCTTGACCTGAATCTATATCTCCCGACATGTTTCCATCAGGACCAACAAAGGCAGGAGTCGAACAATCACTGTAATCATACTTGTATGAGTCTATAATACCTGTTACGGGCAGTGGAGTTATACAGGATGGAGCGTTGGAGCCTAGGTAAGTTATCTTAGTCCCTGTCGCAGAGTGATATCCATCGAGAGGAGAGCTCAACTCATTATACCGAACTCCATCGTACTCAGCTCTTATACCACAGGGGACGACTCCGGGGCTGAACGTAACAATGACTGCTCCTGTTCCTGTGCCTAATCCCACACCAAGACTATATCCTCCTTGTTGAATAGGGGACGTTATATTTATAGGGCATGGGCATACGCAGCCATCACATTTTGAAGCAGGGAGTAATGTGCAGTTTAACTGCTCCCTGACAACATCACCATCACTATAGAAACCATTAGGAGCGCAGAACCGTAAATTAACATCAGTATACACTCCTGTAGCTGTTGCTAGTGTTGGGCCATTTATATAATAACTTCCTAAGTTTGCCATTCATTTAATTTTAAGGACACCCACACTGTAAGAAGGTGACATCTAATCCTGTTTCTTTACTCGCTAAGTAAGGCTCAATACGTGAGCACACCTGAACTGCTGTGCCTGTAAGTAGTGTTGCACCAACGATAGCACCTGTAGCGCAGTCAGCATATTCGTAAGCTATTGTTGAGCCTGATGTATTATTGACAGTATAATAACTACAAACTTCCTCGCAAGATACACAATTACAGCAAGCGTCATCTGATGATGTTGAGTAGCAAAGCTGCTTACTCACTCTCTCTCTGTAGTCCCATATTAAATATAGGTACTGACCTGTAGCAGGCACTACGAAGTCTCCTTGGAATGTAGGAGCACTACCTGTAGGGGTGATTGTGTTCGGGAAAGCTAAATCTAGTAGGGTTTCAATTTCAGCAATCGTATTACCGTACAAAGTGTTGCTTCTTAAGAATGAGAACCTATCGTTCAGAGGGTCAAAATCGTAATCATCAAATCCAAACTTGTTAGATATCAAACTCATGGTTGCAGAATCAGCAGGAATTACACCTGCTCCTTGCAGACCTGTAGTTGTGCTATACTCTGATATTAATACGTTGTCTGTTCCTGAAGCAAGTGTCACCTGACTAGAATGTATCGGTGAGACAAATACTCCGTCAGTCCATCTGTATTCATTGTGAATGAACTCTCCTCCATTTGAGTCGCTAGATACACAAACCTCAACTATAGTTATCTCTTCAGCGTCAGGACAGTTAGTAGTGATTCCTATGGTGTTTGTTCCTGAAGGATACAGGGCTTCAACTAATATAGATACTTCCGTTGTTCCGACAAGGCTCTTAGCAACGGTAAGTGTCCCTGATACGTTAACAACTCCTGTGTCAACACTTCCTCCGTTATAGGTAGCTGTAATCCTATAATCAACACCTCCTGTTATTACGTAGTCAATGTCAACATCTCCAACTAAGAATCCCAAATATACACAGTAGGTTTCTGTCTCGGCAGCATCCAATGTAACGCTTCTTGTAATTCCACAGTTATCACATGGAATCTCTATAGGAAGAGCGATATCATTAGATGATAGCACATACTCATTCATGTATGGGTCAAAGGCTCCTAGCTTCTGCGTAGCAAATGACTCATTAAATAAATCTCTAAACCAAGAACGCATCCCTGCTTGTGAGATTGGTGTTAGTTGCTCATTCTGACCTTGTCCTCTAAGCTGTAGTACGGCTCCCCTTTTTGAGTCAGTAAAGAACTTATCGTATCCCCAAGATACATAGCTCTCAGGATTATAGCTTATACCGAACTCTTCAGTTCTAGCTATCTGCTTTCCAAGAACCTCAGGTACAGAGGTTATGGCTCCACCACCTGCAGCGTCAGACAATAGATTCTTTCCTGACAACACGTAAGATATCTTATCCTCCTGAAGAACTAATACATCTGTTTCTCTTCCATCCATCTTCTGAATAGGACCGAAAGATTCTTCTAGTGGACTAAAGTTTAGTAAGCCAAGATTAAATTCGTTCAGCTTGTTAACATTTGACTCGTCATTATATACGCCACTATAAGTGATGTCAGCAAATCTATCAGCCTCTTTAAAATCCTGAGCCGATGTAGTTAGTGTTCTATTTCCAAGGTCTATAGTCTTCCCTGTTATTGAGTCTCGAACCTTATAGCTCTCAGCTCCGTTACCAAAAGCGTAGCAGTTGAAAAATGATGTGTCGATAATTGCAGGCAAGGTTGACGTTTGGTCCTGAACATTTCCACTATGCAACCCTGACGAGTCAATTGAATAAGAACTATCAGCCTCGTAAAATACATCAGGCAAGGTGTCTTGTGGCTCTGTTTCGAATATTAATACTTCCTGAATCTTTTCAAGCCTAATACCAAAGGATAACCTAACATCACAATCAATAGAGCTGCAAGCCTTAGACGACATGACCTGAAGAAACAGCTCGTTTGTTACAGAGTCTCTTTGCCATTGAATGTACATTTTACCTTCTTGAGCACTAACAACTCCACTAGGAAAAACGGGAGCACAAGTCGGACCATCAACGCCAACTGCTCCTGTAACAGGCAAACACTCTATAAGTTCGACGGTACTGCTAGAAATAGAAGATTGAGCGTCATTTATTAGTTGAGTAATATTATTGCCGTCCCACCAATCCTGAATGCTTGAGTAGCTAGTTATGGTTCTAAACTCCTCAGTATACGCAAGTTGTCTATTAGACCCTATTTCTCCCCTTGTAACATTTTCAAGGGTTAGTGTTATTTTTGAATCTAAAGGAACAGTGATATCGCTACACACAGCTCCTACGCAACCACTCATTGAAACACGAAACACAGTAGCGTTAGGGATTGCTCCTGTAGGTCGCAAACTACTAACCTTACTTGCAGAAAATAAATTACCACTCGTTCTAGTGGTGTTAAAGTCGTTAGCTCTTATCTTGATGTATACTCCTGCCGGGGATAATGTTCCTGCTACACCTACTGCTAATGACTTTTTCTCTAACACCGTAGTGTATATACAATTAGGCATAGGCCCTGATGAGTCTGCTTTAACTGCAAACCTATCTCCTTCTTCAGTTTTCCTTGCGTTTTCTCCTTCTAAAAATATCCAAGTTTCATTTTCGTCATTGGTATAATAAAAGGTGCTGTATATAGTTTCGTAGGTAGCTCTGTCAGCTCTTATAACAAACTTGTATCTAGTTGCCCAAGATGGAGCTATTTGTGTAGGTGGTATTGTTATCTTAATTTGATTCTTAACTGCCGACTGCTCACAAGGGATGTGAACAGTGTTGTTGGGGCTTACTAATGTAGTGGTAGACCTATTAAAGTCATCCATATAGACAATTCCTACCTCATAGTTCCTGTTGCTATGCAGGCTTCTTGGAGCTCCAAGACTATATCCTTTAGCATTAGCACTATTTATTTTGTAATATTCATAAGCGTTACCTGTTAATGGAAGAACAGCAGAAGAGTCAACAAACTTCATAGCCACCAACTGAAATCCTATCTCATTAGAAGACGGACTACTTATTATAGATATAGGTTCTGACGGAGCGTTAATACCACTTTCAGTTTCTATGTAAGCACCTAGACTTCCCGGTATGATACAATTAAATGCATCTGTCCAAGTTGTTCCATCACAAGATAATGGGACTGTTGCTATGTTGTACGCAGCTCCAACAGTCTCAATAAACCTTAAATCTGTCGCTAAGTCGTATGCGCTAGAATAGTCTCGGCCTAGTTGAAATGTAAAATTAATAACCGTATTAGGTGTGCTAGAAGCGGTTGGGGTGTCACTTGTAAATCCTGCACTATCAAACTGTAAAACAAGCTCAAGAAAAGACCCTCTAACTAATGGAATACCCGTCAGGTCTACGTACACGACGGAATCAACAACAGTTTCGGGAGGAACTGATGCGTCTATGTTGTATGTTCCTGCATCTCTTCTAGTGTTTATTTCTTTGATTAAAATCTCACTAGTCACAACCTCTGCGGAATACTCAAGCTTAGTAGGGTTGTTATTAGCATCTTTTAGGTCGTACCCATCAATATAGTTTCCATACATCAATCTGTTCCCCATCATTGTTTGGGCTTGAGCAAATCTAGGTACGTTGTCATACAGCCTTAATATCTCATAGCTTGGCAGAATGGTGTATATCTTTCCGTTGTCAAACGTAACAGAAAAGTCTGTATCATCAGCAATGCCAAGCTCCTGCTTGTCAAACTTCTCAATAACTCTTATAGTGCTGTTAGTGTCTTCTTTAAACAACACATCAAACCCAACAACTAATGGGCCACCTGAATTAACAACTACCGATGCAGTGTTGATTGTGTTCTCCATTCCTGCATTAAGCTTCGATGTCACATCAAAAGAGAATGGTCCGGGAACAAAAGCAGCAGCACTGAATTGAGATGTAGCTGAGTACTCATTATCGGCATAGCGATACCTATACCCAAAACAAATGAATCTCTCCTCCATGAAGTTCTCTTGATTCCCTGTATTAAATGTCGTGAATGTTGGAGCTGCAATAGGTGGCTTCTTTATGACGAGCAAGGACTCTTTTAGAATCTCAGCCAACGCAACTGTTCCACCACCATCTATAAGGGTTGACGGGTTGGGATAGTTCTTGGTTACATTTATCTTTCTAGGAGCATTATAATCGTCAGTAAAAAACAACAAGTCATCAACTAGGTCTACCCCTGTTATGAGATACGTAGGATTGAAGTTTAGTGTTGTGTTTACACCACCACCATCATCAATACTAACTACATGGTATACCAATAAAGATGTTTCGGGCTTTATGGAAACAATAAGGTCAAGCTTGCCTGTAGCTCCTAATGTAAACGCAGGGTCGTGTACGAACCAATATATAGTCTCTTCGGCTCCATCTGCTATAGCTCCAATGCATCTAGCCTCAGGGCTAAGAAGAGTGCCATCAATAAAGGATAGTGAAGAAAGCTTTGTGTTCCCTTTGGAGTTTTCTACCGAACCTATCTCAGATGCTTCTGTAGAGCCTAAGCGAACATTTAGTGCGTCTATATACTCTCCATTAGGGATTAGTCTCTCGTCAAGAGACTTGTTCATTCTACCCTTTATAAAATTCCTTTGAATATTTGCCATCCTACTTTATCCACTTTTCTCTTCCTCGAAGATTCATTAACAAGCGGCCCGGATGTATATTGCTAATTCTAATCTTAGCATTTCTTAACAAGGCAGACCTTTCTTTTCTTGCTCTTGATACAATGTATTCCTGAACACCAACCTTGCTGTTTAATATCGCATACCTGATGTAAGCGTAAACAAATTCCTCGAACAACTTATTAACGGTTATAAGCGTGTCGTTACCACCCTCCATACCATCTGAAACGTATTCTAATATGCACATCTCTCCTGCCATCTCAGAGCTAAAGTTAATAACTCCTGCCTGCTTATCAATCCTGAATGTCGGATTAGCGTTAGCAGTCTCAGTATTTAAACCATATCTAGCTCCTATGCCATAATCAAAATACCACTCCCCATCACAACAGTATCCTTCTAGTCCGTTGAACTGACTTCCTTTATTTAGGTAGATGCTTTTCTTTTGTCCTGTAATTCGGTCTAGGTCTATGTCAGAGAACTCAGGCTTCAATATGTTTCCGCTAGCATCAAACAGTATCCGACAATCATTATCTTGAAGATAGGCTGTGGCTGAGTTTATTTGAATATTCTCAGTAAGCGGTCTAAGAACACCATCTTTGTATAAAGATATTCTTACCCAATTAACATAGTCGTGTGGTAAAACAAACCTAAGCGTATCACAAACCGAAAGCTCTAAAGCTTTAATCTCTTTGAAAGCATCGTAGTTAAGTTCTTGTATAGCTCTCTTGGCATGGAACAACACCTTGTATCTCTCCTCGTTATTGACTAAAGAGTGGTTGCCTGCATACATAAGCATGAAGTTGTTCACTATATCTTTTAGGCTAACATACTGATAAGAACCCCAATTAGCATCCTCAGGTGCAACCCCACCATTTTCGTAATATTGATATGCACTTAAATATGCCATATATTATTTTTCTTCTTGTGACCCTTGAGCCTCTTCTGAATTAGCAAATGAATACACATCAGACTCTCTAATGGATATCCCTGCGTACTGTAATATCTTCATAACCAAATCAACCTCATCATCTAGCGGTAATTCAAAATCCTGAAAGTCAGTAGCAGTTTGGTCGAATGACGGCTCACCATTTGTTAATGTGACATAAGTCCACTTAGGAGGATTAGGATACCTGATGTAGTTACAGGAAACCTCAGTAGCAGCATCAAATGTTTCAGGGTACACCGTTATGGTACTACCATTTAATACGTAAGCCGGGAATGTTTCAGATGGAGCAGTAAGCATTGAGTTAAGCAGCATTGTTATCTGAGAGTTGTGAACCTTCTCAGCCTCTCCTTTAAACACTCTAGGTGGAGCACTAGCATCGTAGCATAAAACCTTCACTATAAGATAGTAGTCGTCTCCTGTAGTTATAACAGATGGAGCACTAAACTCGTTGTCTGCAATGTGAGTTAAATCATTTGTTACTGAGAACAAATCTATAACCTCCTCGTAACCCTTCTTTATGTCAGCATAGCCCGTACCTGATTGGCGAGCATTCTCTTTCATTATCTGATAATTGTACTGATAAAAGTAGTTATCAAATATATCGAGCTGCGCCTGCTTTGCAAATAGATTGAAATCAGATGGCGACAGGTAGCCATAGTTGTTTTTATTCAATACAGAAAGTACCGTATTTCTAACTGAGTTTATCATTAAGACAAAGATAAACAAAAAAAAAGAGGGGCTGAAAAATCAACCCCTCTGCTAGATAAACAATCATGGAAAGAAAAAATCAGGCTATCTCTAGCTGATTTTCGAGCATTGTTAATATCTCTAACCCGTCATCACTTTGCAGGTATGACGAAACCACGAACATGGGGTCTTCCCCAAATGGTATAGTTAGCATTCTCTTTTTGTTGGATGATAAATTGAAATACACATCCTTCTTGTTGTTTCGGAAAGATAATAGTTTATTATCAAAGAACAACTGTACGTTGGATGATAATTTTAAATTAGGGTCCGTTAATGCATTCATGAAAGCATGAGGCTCTCTCTTAGCAAAAATAAGTATATCTCTTTTTAACTCAGCAGTTGTTGAGCGAGATGGGTCTTTACCGAATAAAACCCTAGTCATTGTCTCTAGCTGCTCAATAGATAAAGACCTAGCCTCAGACAATGCGTCAAGCTCTTTGTTCATCTCTTCTAGTTGAGCCTGAGCATCCTTCTCCTCATCAACCTCTACGAACCTAATACCATTCATAGGGTGATAATGTAAGAACTCCTGTAGGACAGGATTATTTCTTGGAACACTTAAGAATCCATCCTCAAAAATTATAGGCTCTACAATTGCATTTCCATCCTGCTCATCTTCAAAAGGTGTCTTTTGATTTCTAGCATATCGAAGAGGTTTGTTGACACCTGTCTCTTCATCAAAATGTAGTAGTGGGAATCTCCTAGTGTTTCTAGTTGGCAGCATATAAGAAAGAGGAGCTGCGTCTCTTGTTAGCTTGTAGACCTTGTCTACGTGATTTATGTTTGATTTCATTTGAATTTGATTTGTGTCCCATAAGTGGGACGATTAAATAAAAGGAGCCTACTTCCGCAGGCTCCCTTCATAAACTTATTGATTACTCTTGGAATAAGAAGAAGTTGTTCGCACCCATAGTACAAACACATCTCTCAGACAAAAAGTGAACCTCCATTGCATCGAGGTCGCTGTTAGCAGCACCACCTGCTGAACCTGTAATCCAAGTCTTGTATCGTCGGTCTTCAGTTTCTGAAGCTCTGTAACGTACATGCAAGAATGGTCGCTTTGCGTTTTTACCTAACACTTGGTCATACACAGTTGTAGAACCTGCAGGAACCATTAGACCGTTTACACGACCTGAACCTGCACCTGTTGGTAAACCACCTCTCATAGTTGGGTCATTCAGGTATTTCCAATCCGTCTTGTAGAAGTCGTAACCTCTTCGGAATCCTGTGAATCCAAGGTTAAGAGCCATCTCCTCATCGTTATCGAAAAGACCGTATGAAGTACCACCTGCACCGTAAGAGTTTTGAGCAGCTAACATGTCGTCGATATCAAATCCAAAGTTTCTATCCAAGAAAATTACATTCTCTTCAATAGCTCCTTGGTTATCAAGTCGGCTAATGATAGCGTCAAAATCAGCTAATGCATTTGGGTTTCCACCGCCCCATACGTTACCTCTGTTTCCTACAACATAGAAGATTCCTTCTGAACCTGCTGTACCTGCTGTACCTGCTACACCTAACTCAGCAATTGCGCCTGAATTTAATTCCGCAGGAACTGCTTCAATCATTGCAGTCTCTAGGTAGTCATCAAATCGAAGACGAGTCTCGTGCTCTGACTTCAAATACCAAAGGTATCCTGTCGCACCATTCTCAGTAGTTACTTCAATCCAACCAATCTGAGCCATATCAGAACCACTTACTGCGTACTTATCTTTTATGATAATTGGCTTATTATCAAAGATTTCATCATCAGCTTCCAAAGAACCTTGCATTCCTGCAGTTCCTTTTTTGAACTCAGAACCATAAATGAAGATAGTACATACTGCTGCGGCTGCAAAAGCTTGACCTGCTCCTTCGTAGTAAGCAACATCTATTGTGCCTGCTACTGTATCAACAGCAGTAACAACTGCTTTGTTTTGTCCTCCACCTGCATTCTCAGTAACAACGATAGTTTGACCTACTCGGATAGCTATGCTACCTGTTCCCGGTACTAACGCATCGTTAATAGTAATAGTGGCATTGTCTGATGCTACTGCATCTCCTGAAGTACAATCTACATACTTTGTGTGTAGTCTTCCTTGCTCTGCCCATTTTACCATGTCAGAGTTGGAAGGCATTTCAGCACCAACCATTCTTAAGAATGAAGATACTGTTCGGTTACCATATCTTTCAAATTCCTTCTCGTATGTATCAGGAAGATACTGATTAAGGAAATCAAAATTGGTAATATAATTTGTTGACAACGGTACTTGTTCAGCACTTGGCTGAAGATTAAAGCCCGGTGTCGGGTTAACTTGTCCCGGCATTTTTTTATTTTTTTAATATTTAACTTCTGTTTCTTTTACTGCGAATCTTTAACCCTCGACCTGAGTCTTGTGTTACTGCCCTCACAGTGGTCCCCCCTTTAGAAGTTGCTTCAGGTGCTCTGCGCTCAGTCATATTGACATTTTTTGTTTTACGCATCACATCCTCCGTAGCTTCCGATTTGCCTTGCTCATAAAAGAACTTAGCAAACTTGTCAGGGTTCATTGCAATTGCTAAAGACCTATGATAGCCTGTAGCGTCATTAAGCATTCCGTTCTCATCCAAATATTTCCCTATGAAATTCATTGGAGTCTCTTGTGCTTTCTTCAACTCAGACGCATCTCCCGGACTAAACGTGTAACTGCTTTCACCAATCTCGAACTCAAAACCTTTGAACTCCTTACTAAAAACCTCGTCACTTTTTTTAGAAAACCATTCAGCTTTCCTGTCGTTTAATTCCTTTGCGGATTTAGAATTACTCATATATTGTTTATAAGCCTCGAACTCCTTGGTATCCTCTTCAGACATCTGACTCCCACTTGACTCAAGGGGCTCCTTGTACATCTGCTTCTGCTCCTCGAAATATTTCTTAGCCTTAGCAATAACTTTTTTCTTCTCTACCTTTATCTTTCTAATGTCAGCCTCATCATCTAGCTCTTCGTCATAAGAGTAATCATCCATCAAGGATTCAATATCTTCTGCGTCTAAGCCTTCCTCTGTAGCCAACAGATATTCTTTAAGTAGAGTATCAGGGTTTGCTTTACTGAAGTCTCTGTTTAATTTAACATAGTCTTCAATACCTCTCCCTGTTTTCTTTTTGTATTCAAAATAAGCAGCAACATCTTCAGGCAACTCTTCCGAAGCTTCTCGCTCAGTAAGTAGTTCCTCTACAGAGTTAATCTGCTTATCATACCTATTCTTAATATATGAAAGAACTTCCTCCTCTTTTAACTCAGGAGGTGAGTCTTCTTCTTGAGGAGTTACAACCTCTACAGGTTCAGGCTCCTCGTTTGTAATTTCTTTTTCGTGCTTCTCAAGAAGTTCCTTCTCTACTTCCTGTACCGACTTCTCCTCTACAGCACTTACTTCTTTTACTTTAATTCCCATTAGATTTAATTTAATACAAAGTTACATAAAAAATAAAGACCCTTATCTAGGCGAAAACTCTGCTAAGTCAAAACCATCTAAGCTGTCTTCGTTTGATTCAAATCTTTGTGGTGGAAGATTATTCTTCCTTTGATTAATAAGTTTAGATTGCTCGCTATTCTGCTGACTAATTCTATCAGCCTTAGCGTCCTCTCTCGACTGCTCCCTGTTGGATAAGTTTTGTGCTTGCATACCTGATAGCTGCATGTTATAATCAAACTCTACCTGCATTAACTCACGCTTGAGCTGAGCCTCACCCTTAAGCTTCTCAAGCTCAAATGCTATCTCTGCCTGCTTGACCTGTATCTTGGATTGAGTCTCCATCTCTATCTTCTGAGCTGCTACTTGAGCTGCTATCTGTTGCGACTGCATCTGCTGCTGTGCTTGAGCTTGTTGCTGTTGCATCTGCATCTTTTCTTCTCTCTCTTGCTTTTTGACTCTTTTTAATTTCAACAATTGATTGGCAAGCTTTAAGTTTCTGAGCTCCCTAATATCAATAGCGTCCTCAAGATTGATGTCCTGCTTGGATAACGCCATCTGAATGTTCTGCTCTAGCTGTGCCTTCTGCTCTTCATCAGGAGAGACCTCTATGAATATACCAAAGTCATAAATGTACAGGTCAGATATCTCGTTAAGTATACTCACGTTATACTTGCCTATCTTGTTGATAAAGCTATCCTTAAAGTCTGAGTACTCTAATATGTCTGCTACCCTGTACGATAGAGCCTCGGATAATGTTCTATAAATATAAAGACTACCATCTAGTATATGCCTAGTAGCTGTGTTGGAGTTTAATGCAGCTAGCTTCTGCACACCAACTAATGAGTTAGGGTCAGGTGTTGAAGCGTCTCTAGGTCCTAATCCTGTCACAGACCTAATCATGTCTAGGTAGTGATTATAATTTGCAATCAGCATCTGAGTTTTAGCTGCCCCGGAATTAGATGTTAACTCTTGTATTGGGACACGACCTTGATTGTAATCACCATCCTGTGTGTAGCTACGACCAATGACGCTACCTGTTTGAAAGTAAAGTCTCAATGCGTCCTCAGGATTGTAAGCACTCCCTGTCCCTAAGTCAACCTCATTTAAACCATCTGCATCAATAAACACACCATCAGGTACAACACGAGATATTACCTGCTGTAATTTGTAGTGTGTCATGTTGATTAAATCAGCAAATGGAATCATTCTTCTTGTCAATGACTCGATAGCTCCCTTGTACATTCGTGGAGCAACAGCAACATAATTTGGAATTGCATGCTGATTAGCTGACTTAGGCCGAACCATATTCTCTGCAAGCTCCCATTTCAAAACAATATTCGTTCCCATAACCATAACGCCTTCATACCAAACGTCTATAGTCTTTTCTATCTTCTCAAAATTTCCCTCCTCCATCATCTCTGTGGGTGGATTGAATTGGTCATCCTTCTCTATTACTCGACTACCTCCCCCTTCAAGAACTTTCTTCTTGTACACAAACTTCTTTGTGGTCTTGTAGTTAAAGTACATTAAGGTGCAAGTATCCCTGTAGAATATATCGTTCTGATAGTATTGAGCCACATTGAAGTAATCATACCAAGACTGACTATACTTTGATATCTTCTCCATATCCTCATTAGTCAGCGTAGGGTCTATCTTCTTTGTCTCAGTAATGGGGACAGTTTTTATTTCCCCCCAATAAAAGCAGTCTTTAAAGTGTGGGTCTTCCGTATAGCTGTAAACCACATTTGCAGGGTCTACATAAGAAACCTTAACCCCGGAGCCTAGTAAAAACTCATGCTTAGCTACACTTATACCAAGTACAGTAAGGTCATAGTCAAATCTTTTTCTTAAATCAACATAGTGATTCTCTTCTAGTATCGTATCAATAGCTTCTTCCTCAGCTATTTCTATAGCAGGCTTGTATTTAATCTGCATATATAAAGCGAGCTCATCATCATCCTGTGGTAGTTCTTCAGGAGACATAACAAACGCATCAAACCCTGAACGCTCTTTTACTGTGGTTAATATGTCCTGAGCCGCCATCTGCCCTTCTATCATGTCTTGATACTTACTTCTCTTTCCTTGGGACAAAGAATCTTGAGCGAATGCGTTAACCTTAAACAGCCTGTCAGCCATTCCGTTAACAACGATGTCTACAAACTTTGGTATAATAGGCACAGGTGTCCAATCAAGATTAAGGTAGGATAAGTCTCCGTCAATAGCTAGTTCATTTTTGTACTTACCAATAGACTGTTCTCCACGAGCATATAGTCTTAATCTATGGAACTCTCTCCATTGGTCGTAATAACGACAGTTGCTGCCGTCCCTCTTAAACCATTCATATTGTATTGCTTGACCTACTTGCAATCCAAATTCTACTGTAGCTTTTTCAGAATCAGAAACAAACTGACTAGGAAAACCTGATGGATTGATATTTATATTTACTTCCTTCATTGAATTAATTCGCTTGTTCGACCCTTGTTATTATACCTAGCAAAGTTAATGCTTATTTTTGATTCTTTTTTCTCAGGGATATATAGGTGTTTTTGATTAGCCATTATAGCTAAGCCTGAGCTTATCGTCGCATCAAACTTAGTTCTGTTGCTGATATCAAATTTAGCCCAATCTTCTAGGGTCTTTGTAAATACCATGCTCCCCATAGAATCACTATCTCTATATTCTGCTGAAAAATCTAATCCCACATGTTTCTCTATGTATGACTCTATAGCTGAGGCGTGAGCCTGCTTAACATCTTCGGAGCTGTTAGGTATTCCACCTAGTTCCTTCTCAGTTTTAGACAGCTTGTTATAATGCTTGTCGGGTCTATTTAAACAAAAACCTCTGTAGCCTCTGTTTTTAAAGTGATATAACAACCTCGGCTTATTGTTCTCGATTAATATTGGCATGCCGTAAAACACGCAAGCCATGAGAACTTCTTCAAAGAATATCTCAGCAGTCTGTGGCCTAGCTACATACTCTAAGAAGAACTCATTACTAGGAGCGTCATCCATATTAAACTTGGTCATACCATGTAAAGCCCCATTAGAACCTATCCCACCAACGGTCCCTGATATGTCGTATGAATCACAACCAAAAGAACCTATGTGTTCATTACCGGGCTTAAACCCTTTTCCTGACTTTATCACCCTATTCTGAAGCCCCCTGCTTGGAACCCAACCAACTAAGAATCTACCTCTCTTGTCAGGACTAAATACAACCTTAGTGTCCTTTATCCCATCCTTCCAATGAAAGGAGCCTCTTGTAACGTGGTGCTCTTTTATTAGAGAGTCGTTATAGTCTATCTGCTGATATATTTTTGTTAAGTTAAATAAAGATGATTTACTCTCATCTCTAAATGCGTGTGACTCATTCCTTGGAAACTGCCTATAAAATTCATTAAGAGCGTCAGGGTCATCCTTTAATGACTCTACTTCTGCCTCCCAATAGTCAATTGCTCCATTAGTTATCATCTCACCGTCAACGCCCTCAATAGGTTTCATCGGCTTCCTCATTACAGGCATCCCATACTTATCAATAAACCCTTCCATATTCCATTCCATAGGGATAAATAAAGAATATAGACCGCTTTTAGTTTGACCATTCTTGTTTCTACTTAACACAGAAGAGTCTTCAAATAGCTTTTTAAAATTAGAGCCACCCTTATCTAATGCATTACAAGTTGAACCCATCATACACTTCCCGATTATCTTACTCCCTAATCTCAAGCAGGTCTTGGTTACCCTCCAATTGTTTTGTATGTTGTTCGGCTTTAACCATTTCCCACTCTCGTCGTGAGCTAGGAATAATAACTTCTCACCATCGTAAGAGTTGTCGTCTGTGTTCTTCCAATCCACAGTAGTGTCCAATCCGTCTAGCTCTTCGCTCTCTACGTTGTACATGTTCTTTTTGGTAATCTTAGACGCAGGGATTCTAAAAGCAAGCTCAGTCTTAGGTTTGTCCATTCCATCCATGATTGGCTTAAAGAAAAATGGCAGCCTGCTATTGATGGGAACAACCTTATCTGTAAACATTTTTTTAGCATCAGGACCCGTCTTAGACAAGATACCAATCCTAGAATCTCTAGCCAATGTTCCAATATTAACACACTCAGAAGACGACATGAATGAAAATCCTGAACGTCTAATCTTAACGTAATCCATTCCAAAAGACCTCTTGTCAGCTCTGCAAGCCTCCCAATATATATAAAATATACGGTTAGCTTCCCTATAGTCAGGATATCCAATGTCTATATTAGACCACTGAAGATACATGTAATGAGACCCCGTTATGTATGTGGGCTTATTGTTATTCTTAAACCAATAACCATACTCCCTTCTATCAAACTCCTCCTCAATGTAATCTACCCAACTATCCTTGAATGATGACGGCATGTCGTTCCATTGAAATATTGATTGAATTTTTGATAAAGGCTTAGGTAGTTCCTTCCTTACCCAAAAATCATCATCACTCTTGTCCCATTTATGGGACACTTTTGGAAGAGCTATCACAAGACCATATATCCTAACTATCTCTCCTATCTGCCCCGTCTTGGATATAACTATAAGCTCATACTTTTCGTTGTACCCATACTTCCAAGCCTTTAATGTATTCTTAGATGCAATAGATTTTTTTGGAACATAAGATTCCAAAACCTCATATAGTTTATTTTGACCTTCTTTCTGCAAATCCTTGTTGAGTATCCGTTCTTGAAATACCTTTTTCAGAAATATTAATGTTTTCTTGCTCTTGCTCTATTCTTGTTAATATTTCAAACGCATCAAATATAGCTAACTTCTTTGAGGCTGCGGCATTCTTTAGCCTGTCTGCTGCTAACTCATCATCAATCTCAGGCTTTATTATGTCTTCTTCAGCAACCTTTATTAGCTCTTTTACTGCTTTCTCTCCGGCTTTAATTATTCTTAGTTTAATTTCTTTGTTTGTCAAATCGCTATAGTTATCTGATGGTCATATATCCTGTAAATCTTCTGACCGTCTAAATTAAATTCATATTTTATTTCAGGCTCAAAACAAACCTTGTCACCCTTTGATACGCCTTTTGATACCAAATAGTTATTAGGATATAACATTTCCCCCATTAGTGGCTCCTCACTCATAGGCTTCATAATGAAACAATCCTCTGTAGGAATAGGCTTAACAAAGCAATACCTGTCGTAAGCGTTCCATTTGCCACCACTCTTATACATGAAGAATTGGTCTAGCTCTATAAAAAATAAGTCATCCTTGAAAAAGCTTTTACCACTCTTCCTTCTTCCTTGCATATCGTTATAAAACTTAAACACATTGTGGTGAACCAATAAGATGTCACCTATCTTGATAGGGCCTTCATAACCTAACGGAAGCTCTACCACCTCTGCTTCCCTGTTAGAAAACTTATGGTCCTCTTCGGATGTGCTTACGATTAGCTCCATACCACCAACCGATTTCGTATTGCTGTAACGCTTACCGCCAACAGGTTTAGCTATAAAGTAGTGTGGTGACCTCATTGAAAATAGATATTATACTCGACAGATATAGGTATGGTAGATGTGAACTCTTTCCACAAAATAACCTCATCAGCTCTTTCTATCCAAACTTGAAACGAGTCTTTGTTTTCGTTGTACTTTATTAAATGAATGCAATAGTTGTCGTTTAACACCTTCTGCCCTACAATGTAGTGCATGGCTCCTGATTTATAGTCAGGTCCAACAGCTATCTTTCTTATGTCCATTAAATTTGATAACCTGTTAAGTAGAGGTCGTTTACGATGATATTCTGTGCCGAGTCAATTCCAACCAAAACATCAAACACATCCCCAAAAGTTGTTGTACCTATCACAGGAAGAACCGTCTCTTTTCCTTCAAATACTCCCCCTGAGTTTCTGTGTGTTTGAGACAAGGTAAAGAGGGTTACTCCATTTTTTCTTAAAGAAACAGAAACAACATGAGTCCCGTTAGCAGGAACTGTTATGTTAACAGCAAGAGAAACATTAAAGCTCGCATCCACCTTGCTATTGTAAGTAAATGAACCTGTAGCAGAGCTAGTTACTACTCTACTTGCAACCGGGAACTGAATCCCCCCTGTTGGTCCTGCTCCACCCACAAATGTCGAGTCCTGCACAACTACATTATAAGGAGGCCCAAATGCTCCTGAGGTATTCGACTCTATAGTGTTGTTGGCTACCTGCATAACCCCTGTGGCGTTACCATTCGACACCCCTTGGTTCGCTTGTATGATGTAAGTGTTTTGGGTGTCGTAAGAAAAGTTTGTTACCAATCCTGTTGTTAGTCCTGTGCTCACAAAAGTGTTTGACGCAATAGTTCCCAACCCTGTAGTACTAGATGGGTCTATCTTTATTCCATCCTGTCCCTGTTGAGGATGGATGATGCCCCCGTTAAAATTTACTGCCCCAAATCCCGGTCCTGCTCCATCAGCAAGAAGCTCAATCATGGGTACTGTAGCGAATCCGCTAGGAGTCGGTAGACTCGTCTCGTCAAACCATCTCACATATTCGCAAGAGCTCATTTGTAGTTTTGACACATTCTTAAAATGACAACCCATTACTGTGGCTTCCACATACCACACCAACGAATTTTGAATGTCGCATAAGTCAAAGCCTTCTATATGCCAAACATCAAAGCAGTTTCTGAACTGACAGTTAGTGATAGCTAATATCTTATCTCTCCCACCATTGTATGCAGCTCCATAATTATAGTTCTCTGCCCTTATTAGAACATCTCCACCTGTGTTATTTGTGGAAGAAAACTTAAGTTCAGACATCTCACAGTTAACGTCTGTGATTGTAATAAAATCACCTACCCCTGAAGGCCCTGTGTAAGACAGCCCATCCTTATCCCTATCCAACCCCATCAAAGAGATGTTTGCTCCTGTGATTGAAATTTTATTTGTAATAGATACGTCACCTCTAATTAAGTAAGTTGTGTTTGCTACTAAATCTATTTCTCCTGCTACGGCAGCAGGAAAGTCAGATTCTTGAGATACCTGAACTACACTTGTTCCATTCAAAGATGGTGTAAGTATCGAGTTCTGCCAACTAGACCCTGCGTCTCTTGTTAGCACTTGGCCTGCTGTGCCACCTGTAGCCCCTAAAATAAAAGTCCCTGCACTTGTTATAGGGCTACCCGTCACATCAAACCCTGTAGAGGAAGATGAAAGTCCTACGCTAGTAACAGTTCCTGAGCCTACGAGGGCTTGCCAAGATACAAGTCCACTTGCGTCAGAAATTAACGCTTTTCCTAAAGAGCCTACTGTTCCTGCGGAATCCTTTATTGGCCCATTAAGCCTTGCCGTGGCCTCAATAATTAAAGCATCGGTTGCGTCTGTACCCAAAGTAACATCAGAATCTACCACCAACGCACCTGCGATTGTTATTGTAGCAGGAAGAGTTGCTCCGTCCTGAGATATAATTGAGCTACCAAGCTGACCTCCGGGCAAATACATTGGGATTTGATACGCTAACCCTCCCCCTAGTATATAAGTTGACAAGCTATCTACCGTAAATGTCTTTGTCTTGTTGGAGTCTTCTGAGTCGGTTCCAATTAAATAATCAGCTCCTGTTACTACTGCTTGTGGATACGAACCTGTGTCGCTTATCTTAGCCATTGTCTTTTTGTTTTACTTCGCCTGTCTGAAGATTGATGACAGAATTTAAGCCGTACTTCTCGATAAGCTTGCCTTCAGCCTTAGCAAATTCTTGCTTCAATAATCTAACAGAATCTATTAATGTTGCTTTCTGTAGCTCCATATCTCCAAGTGCCATCTTGCTTTTTTGTAGGTCACCATGAAGATTAGTTAGAGTCTCTAGTTCTTCTTTGTCTAATTTCATTTGATTTGATTTTACACAA